ACGAAGTCCCAACACAATAGTTCGAAATCGTCTTGTACTTCCATTACACCTTCTCTATTTTCCTCTAAGGAACCCATACCACGAGATGATACACCTACGGTAACACCTGCTTTAATTAGTTCTTTAAGTATATTTCCTGATGGTGTTGGTAATACTTCTATTTTACCCATTACATTATCTCCATCCCACCAATACTCTGATATTAGATGTGATACATTTTTTAGGTTAATTACCTGAGATTCAGGATGGTCTAATTCTCCCATTGCTCGTCTTTCTTTAACGATTTGAGAGTATCTATCCATTTCACGTTCCCATAGTTCTCTTGAATAGTAACGACCATTACCATTTTTTACTTCGGCAGTCGCTAGTATCCCTTCGACAAGTAAATTACCATTTTCTTTATTAACACTTTCGGTTAATACAGAAGATGATAGTTTAACTGTATGGGTTTCTATTAAGAGTTTTTTGTTCATGTTATATTTGTACTTCTCCATGTTCTAAACCAGCAACTTCTTCTACTTCTACATCATCCGCTTCGTCTACAATCTCGGTTTTAGTATAAGATTTACCACACATTTTTTCATACATTTTTTCCATCTTAGCTTTTCTTTTTTCTAAAAGCTTGATTTCTTTTTGCATTCCTTTGATAGCCTTTTTATCTACTAACTCAGCTAGATTTTCATCTTCAGATACCATAGATAAACGTTGTGTTTTAGCTTCAATCATTTCATCGATAGTATCCATTTTAGCTTCTAAAGCTACAACTTGACCTTGTTTATCGATTTCAGCTAACTTTGATTCTACAGAATCTTTTTTAGATTTTTTACCTTCATTTAATCTATTCCCAAAACCATCATATTCATCTTTATCGGATAAATGAGCCATTATTCTATCTTCTACATAATCTAAATCTTCCATTTCTTCTGGGGATAATTCATCTATATTTAGAAGGTAAGTATTTATAAATTCTTGGTCTACCCCATGTTTATCCATTACATCTTGTAAAGAATTATACTCTCTTTCAGATGAGATTTCTTTTATAGGGTTTTTAATTAAAGATTCTTTAACTACTTTTTTAAGTTTATCTGAGTACCCGCTAGAAGCATATTTACCTGAAACTTCTTCTAATTCAGCTTCTTGATATCCCAATCCTTCAATTCCGAATGCAGCATTCTTCATATAATATTGTCCATCCTTTTCTAAATTTTTAGAAACTATTTCTTTAATTTCAGCAATAGATTTATCTGGGTTTTGTTTTGTTTCAAAATAAACACCATTTTGTACTTCTTGTCCAATTTGGTTATCTAAATTTGACTTATCTTTAGCATCAAAACCATGTTCATTAACTTCATCAACTTCTTTAGTTGTTTTTTTCTCCACAGCTTTTGCCTCTTCAGCTAAATATTTTGCGAATTTAATTTCAAATGAAGTTTTTGGTGTTGCTTCAATTTTATTAATAGGTTTAAGGTCAATGTAGTTTTCATTGATTAATTCCTTAAATAGTTTTTCTGCTTTTTTCATTATTGGTTATTTAATAAAGTTTCTATATCGTTTATGTAATCGTTGATTAAATCCGTTCCTGTTACTACTGCGTAACTATTTGGATTTTCTCTATAATATTTAATGGTTTTAATTTTGCTTTGACGTAATACTTTTTTTATATCTTCTAATCTAGCTTCTAAGGAGTCAAAAGCCATGATACGTTCATCATGGAATTTATTTATTTTTTCTTCTTGTTCTACTACTTTATACTTATACATATTAAAAGTTTTTTACCTCTAAACCACTGCCCTTTTGTACATAGTTACCGTTTTTGTCTTTAGGTACTAATTTATAAGCGAATTTTTTAACATAATAGTTATCTTTTACACCTTCTTCAGATGATTTAGGACCAGGACCTAATGTTGCTCCTATACCTTCAGGTAATTTTTCTTGTTTTTTGGGTTTTTTAAAAGCATTTTTAGTTAAATAAGCACCGGCACCACCTGATGTAGACATTTCATCAACACCCTCTTCATTTACTCCTCTAGATTTTTTATATTCTTCGGGGTAGTTGTTTCTAGTATGGGTTCGAATAACGTTTCTAAGGGATCTAGCTTGTTTGTAAATATCTAAAAATACTTTATCATCTTTAACTTTTTGATATACACCTTTAGCAGTTTTAACTAAATCATCAGATTCGTCAAGTAGTCTATCTATATTAGGTATTTGAGAAAGAGACCAAGATATAGCACCCGTTGTTGGGTCAATATCGGTAACAGTAGATTTAGTACCATTATCAATCTTTACATCACCTACTTCAATTTCTTTAAGTTTATATTTGTACGCCATTGGTAGATTTGATTTCTTTTACTAATTCATAATATTGTAATAAATCAACTAAATTATCACTATCAACTTTAGATGTTTTGTCTAATTCCACTAAAAATTTAGATACTTCAGTAATTTTAATCTGTGTAACTTTATCTTTAATACCTTTAGATTCTTTACTTAGAATAGTTTTTAACTCATTTATTTTACTATTGTAAAAATTTCTTAAACCTGGGGCAGAATCTACTGAATTGATATATTCTTTAAGGACTAGTTTTTGTTCGTTTGATAAATTATCATACTTACTGTTAAATTTTTCTAGAAGAACTTTATAAGTAAGAATTCTTAAATCTTTATCGTATGTTTGGAATTCTTTAAGAACATCTTCTTTAACTTCTTTAGTATTTACTTCTTGTTTAGTTAAATGTTCTAGTAAGGTTATTTTATTTTCAATTAGTTGAGTAGCATTTGTGTTACCACTAATATTATACCCTTCAATTAAGGTATATAAGGCTGCTAATTCTTTATAATTTGTAATTTTAGAACCAAAGAATACATCTATATCATAGTGTTTTTTGATTTCATTAATTAAATTATATTTTTGTTTTTTTAAAGTAGTACGATTAAAACTTTTTGAGGTTTCCAATATAGTACTAACTACCATATTAGCTCTGCCTTCATTTAAAACCTTAGATTTTAAAACAGACTCATATAATTTATACTCTCGACCCAAAGGGGTTTTAACGAAATATTCTTTTAATATATCGATAGCAGGTGAATCTCCTCCTTTTAAAGTATCAGCCGTAATTTGACGTACTAATAATTCAAATAAAATTCCCGTGTTTTTGTACTTTGAATGCTTGATTTTCATCTAAAAAAATATATTTTGTTATAAATATGAAAGAATTTTTACTCCTTTAATTGTTTTTCGTCTAAAAGTGTACTATCGTCTTTATCTTGTTCAAATATTAATACCTTTTCATTCATTTTCTTGAACATATCCCTATTTTTTAAATAAGATATTTGAGTGTTTTCTAAAGCTAACCCTGATTTGTTGGTATCTGTTCTACTATTAGATGAATCATTTTTATCAGTATCTTTCATACGTTTAGTTCCTAGTGGGTCTTTACCAAAGTTACTGTCTTGTGTCCCGTGGTTAGATATTGAATCTTTAGGACGACCTAAATCAGCATCTGTATTATAACCATCAGGTACATTACCTGGATCTGATGCTGTTCTTCCTTTACCATACAATGAGGCCAAATCGTGTGGTGTACCATATGACTTACCTGTTTCTACTGGGTCATTACCTTCAGCTTCTATTTGGTCATTTCTGAATTTACGTTTTGAATCTGCACGGATTAAGTCTCTATACTCATCATATTGATCTTCTGATAGGTGGAAGATATTATCATATATCCAATCTGTTGGGAGTAAATTTTTCTCCATTAATGCCGTTGCTAATTCGGTTTTGGATTTCATTAGCTCAATTTTCTCTTGTTCAAAGATAATTGATGGTGTTTGCATTGATAGATCAAAGTTAGTAAGTGCTTCATCTCTATACCCTTGTGAATATAAATGTACTAATGCAATTTTATTTAATTCAGATACTAAAATACGTTGAAGACGTTCAATTGTACGTGCAAAACGAATATCTTCGGCGGCTAATGTTGCTTTTCCTTCTATATTTTCATCATATCCTAAAAACGCTTTTGGTACCTTTAAAGCAGCGAATAATTTATCTCTTAAATATTCAACATCTTGAATACCATCATATGTTAATCCTGGTGTTGTGTCAATTTTTGTTGTTGTATCATTTCCACGAATCGGGATGTAAAAATCCTCCATCATGTTTTGCATATTATACTTTAAATTATATTCACCTGTTTTTTCATCCATATGAGGTGTACGCTTCATGTTAGAAATTGTTTTTTGCATAAAAGCATCAATTTCATTTGGAGGTATACCACCTACATTCATATAAAAAATACGTTTTTCAGGAGCACGTGCAATTCTATGGATTAACATAGCGTCTTCCATTAATGTATATTGTTTAAACAATTTACGTCCAGGTTCAAGATATGAACGACCATATGGGAGGTAATTAGTATCACCAATTAATCTAAAATGTGCCATTTCATAATTGTCAAAGAAAATACCATTTTCGTTATCCCTTTGGCCTGGTGTTGAATACATACCCGAACTAGGATTTACTAAACCATCTGGTGAGTATTTAAATCTTACTTCTGCAGGATTTTTAATATTTTGCCCTTCTTGTCTTTCAATGTGATATGCGTTGTAAGGTATAACATTATACACTCCAAACTTTTCAGCAATTTCTAACTTTAAGAAAAAATCGCCATATTTTGCCATTGAACGAACCCACGCCCATAAATTAAATTCAATATTTAAAACATCATAAAATAAATTATAAAGTACTTTTTGAATTGCTTCATTAGATGAACGAATAGATAACACTTCACCCATATCATTCTTTAAGGTAGACTCATCTGCTATAATATCTAAAGCCGAAGCTATAATTGCATCTTGGTCCATTACATCATATTCTGAATATAATTGAGGTCTAAGATATTGGTAGTTAAAATTAAATTGTGATCCGTATAAAGATGTTGGGTTAGTAGAATAAATTCTATTAAACCTATCTATAAGTGAATTAGTTTCTAGATTACCATTGGTTTGGATTTGGTTACTATCCATTACCTTTATTTGATCTCCACCAACATTACGAATAATTACGTCTGTTGAAAATAATCTCTGTAGTCTACTAAATAAGCCTTTTTCTGCCATTTTATTATATTATTATTATAAATATTATCTGATTAACCAACTAATATCTTCATCGCCATTTTCTGTCTTCATATGGTATGGATTATCCGCACCTTTTGAAAAATGACCTCCTTGGTATGAAGTTCTATTTACTGATATATTATTTAATGCATTTCTAGTTACATCTAAACCACGTTGTCTCTGTATAAGTGCCGTATCTCTAATGTACATAGCAATACCAAATGCCATAACTAAATCATCGTTATAGCCTGTTTGTGCTTCTGCTCTACCATTTTTCCAAATAAACACTTTCATTTCTTCTACTAACCTTTTTGATTGTATTGTTACTCCTTTATCAGCTATATACTCTTGAAATTTTCCTATTACCATAGGACGTGTTCTAGATGACATAGTAAAACCAGCCGTCATTCTTGAGTGGTCTTGATATTTGTCAAAATACGAATCAGCATTTGGGGAGTCACTCTTTTGTGAATAGTAAAGGTTAGGATATGCTCTATCTATAGCTACCTGTATTGTAGCCCAACCTATATTTGCATTTTCTATAATAAGCATTGCTTCATTATATTCTGTGGCTAAACCTACTAATAAATGACCAAATTCTTTAGTTCCTAGTTGCCCTTTATATTCAGCAACTTGAACATTGTTTTCAACGTCTATAACATGACAGGTAGAAAAATCTTTTCCATCACCACGAGCAACATCAGCTACAACCATATAATCTCTTGAATAATCTGGTGATTCCCAAACCCATAGGTTTTGATCCGCACCTCTCCTTTCCATAGGTTCTTTAATATGAGACTTTTCGTAAAATTCTAAATACTCATTGTAAAATACTATATCACCAGAGGTGCTGAAATCGCAATCACATTCTTGTGCTGCTAATCTAGGATCTCCTAATAAGGCATCTTGAGCGTCTCTCCATTTTTGATCTCTTTCTGGGTGGACATACCAAGGTAATTTAATAGGTAAAAAATCATTTTCTGCTGCTTCGGCTTTAACCCACATTTGATGAAACCAGTTACCAGTACCATAAGGAGTAGATAATACAATAGCACCACCACCCGTTGCTAGTGTTTGTTGAGCGGATGCCCATGTCTCAGCAATATTATCAATAAAAGCTGCTTCATCAATTATTAACAATGATACTGCTTCTGAACGTGCGGCATCAGCATTAGATGATTTGGCTTGGATTTTTGATCCATTTGATAATCTTAAAGATAACTTGTTATTTTCAGCAGAATCCACTTTAAGCCATGAAGGTAAATTTTCCCACATGAATTGTACTTTTGTTACTAAGTTTCTTGCTGTTGCTTGTGTTGTTGCTAAGGCTAGTATGTTTCTATCCTTATGAAAGGTCATTAACCAAAGTGAGTAACCTGATGCCAGTGTTGATATACCTAGCTGTCTAGATTTTAATATGGCACTATAATCATTTTCTTGAAATAACGTTAATACTTTTTCTTGAAATGGGTACAGATTAAACTGTATGCGACCACGTTGTGGGTGCTGTATATAACAGTATTTACGCATAAAATGTACAGGGTCCTTAGCACATCTTAAGTATTCTTGGCGTATTACTTTTTTTAGATCTGACATTCTATTTTACTAAAAGTGCTGTGACTATTATGGCAACTACTCCTGCCCCTACTGTAAGTTTATTCTTAAGTTTTTGTTTTTTAAGATCGTTTTGTAATTTTTTAGATAATTCTTGGGATAAAGATAATTGATTATCTTTAGTATTTAATATAGAATTAAAATTGTAGATTTTAGAATTCAAATTTAAAATAACACTATCTTTTAAAAAAACCTTTTGTTCTAGAAGTTTGATTTTACTACCAAAAAGTACTAATTCTTGTTTAGCACCATCTCCTTTTATAAGATCCTTAATTACTAACTTAACAATAGGTTTAGTTAATTGAATCTTTGTACTGTCTGTAACGTTCTGTGAAAAACTTTTCAAGCTCATCATCATTAAAACTATCAACAGCATCCACTTTTTTATTGATTTCATATTTTAAGCTGTTTATCTTATCATCTTTAGAGCCTATTTGTTGGTCTAATTTGACTATTTGTATATTTAATGTATCAATTTTAAAAGTTAGGTCGTCATTTATGTGGTGTAATGAATCAACTTTTTGTTCTAATGCTTTTATTTTAACATTATATTCATCAACATATTTTTCCTCGCTTGATAAGTACATATTAAATAAGTAATAAACACTTAAAAAAGTTAAGGCCACATATAAAAACCTTTCTTTAGATGACATTATATCTTTTTATTATCTAGAATACTTTCTAATTCTTTTTTTAATTTGGTTTTTGCTTTTAAAGTTTTAACTAGTTTTTCTTTATCTTCACCTTCAGCTTTTGAATATTCTCTAGCTAATGATTTCATTTCACGAGTTAATAATACAAGTTCTTCTTTTGCTTTAGCTAAACCTTTTGTTTTTTTAAGATCTGCTTTAGATGGTTCTTTATCTTCATTTTCGTCTATTTTACCACCTGATCTTTTATTGTTAGCTTTAAAAACAAAATCTACTAAATCATTAATTCCTTGATTAAATGCACCAAAAGTTTTAACGTCTACACCATATTCATCAGCTTTTTCTCTAAAAAACTTAGCAGCATCATCAAGCATTTTTTGGTATTTTTTTAATTCAGCAAAATTACCACCTTTATCTTCGGCTTCATTTAAACCATAAGCATCTGCCTGATCTATATATCCTTGAAAAAATCCTTTTTTATATGCTTGATGGTCTGGTTGATTTTGGAATTTACCTTTAATTTCTTCAAATGCTCTTTCTCCAGCTTCATACCCCATTTCTTCAATATCAGCTAAACCTATATTTTCTTCTGATAAACCTGCTTCTTCTTTTGCTTTAGCTAAATCAGCTACTACTTTAGTTAGCTCTTCTGTATCCTTAATATCTTGTTGAGTATCTTCACTTGTTAGTGATGATTTAATTTCTTCCTTAATAAAGGCTGTTAATTCAGATTTTTTCATTGTATAATATAATTAGATTTTATTATAAATATGTTAAAGGTTAGTAATATTCAATATTTGTTGGATTCGTTCCTCTGTTGTACCTGATATGATTTCTATATTACCGGCTCTATGACCATATTTTTGAATTAATTCTACAATAGTATCGTCAATTAAATCTCTATATTCTACATTTGTTTCACGAATACCATTATCTTCAATATCTATCCCCTTAGGAGATATATAAAAAATAACATCATAATCATAAATAAATTCAGAAGCATATTTTTCAAATGCTTCTTTATCTTGATATGGGATAGATTTAGCATTTTGAGTAAACGACATAACATCAATTATAGTTCTATCTGTAATAATATTTTCTTGAATTAATTCACTACAACGCTCTGCTAAAAATATAGTTTGACCTTTTAATGTAGAATCAGTATTTAATGGAATACCTAATGACATTAAATGTTGACTACGTTCTGTTGCAAAATTATAACCCTTAAATTGCTCTAATTCTTTTAAAGCATTTACTAATGTAGTTTTACCTACACTCATTGTACCACATAAACCTATTTTCATATCTTAGTTTCTATAATCGGATAATTGATTTTTCATTGATTGGTTCTTATAAAAAGGAATGCCTTCTCTTTGACGTCTCATTTCTTTCCAATCTTCTTTATCTTTTTGAAAGCCATATAAGTAATACTCTGCTTGTTTTGTATTACCTTCTGGGATTAAAGCTGGTCCATCCCAATTATGTAATTTACCATCCCAAGTATAAGCAATGGTACCATCAACTTTTACTAATTTTCTTGATTTTGGGTATTTTTGTCCTGTTTCTATGCTCATAATATTATTATTTATCGTAAATATACGAAATTTATACGCGTTATCCTAATTTTTTAATATATGTTCTGCAACATAAGTCCCTTGTGCACCACTTACCGTT